GCTTAAATTTACCATCGACGAGGTTAATGAGTTGCTGACTGCTTTGGGTCAGCTTCCGTACACTCATTCATTCCAACTTATCCAATCTATTCATAATCAGGCTATACCGCAGATACAGGCGGCTAACACTGTAGAGCCTGAGGTCGCAAATGGTTGAGGATACCGATACACGTTTGTCAGTGCATGAGGCTGTTTGCGCTGAACGATACATTGGCATACAAAAAAGGTTTGATGAAGGCTCTAAGCGTATGACCAAGATAGAGTATCTCTTGTATGTAGTTATTTTGGCTGTGTTGATGGGGCCGGGTGTTGCCGCTGAATTTTTAAAGAAATTTTTTGGAGTTTGACATTAAATGATTCCAATAGTCGCCTCCCTTCTAACGACCCTTGCTTCTAATGGCTTGGGTCTTTTGTCTTCTGCAATTCAAGCAAAAGGCAAAGAAGTTGTTGAGAACACTCTTGGAATAAAAATTCCAGACAATCCAACTCCTGAAGACGTTGCCAAGTTGCGTCAGCTTCAGTATGACCATGAAGAGCGCCTTCTTGAGTTGGGTATTGAAAAGGCTCGTTTAGAACAAGAAGAGTTACAGGCGTTGCTTACTGCAAAGGTGGCTGAAGATAATAACGTCACCAAACGCTGGGAGGCTGATATGTCTTCCGACTCTTGGTTGTCCAAGAATATTCGCCCGATGACATTAATTTATTTATTAGGTGCATATACCATTTTTGCTTTGTTAGATGGTGGTGGATACAGAATTGCTGAAGCCTATGTCACCTTGCTAGGCCAATGGGGTATGTTGGTGATGACTGCGTACTTTGGCGGTCGCACGGTAGAAAAAGTAATGGAGATGCGGAGCAAAAAAAATGAGCCTAAGTAAAGAACAGGCTGCTTTTTTATTGGATGCTTGTAAGTTAATTCAATATGCTACAGAACAAGGTTTTGTAGTTACTGGCGGTGAGTTAGCCCGTACACCTGAGCAACAGGCAATTTATGTAAAGACAGGACGCTCCAAAACCCTTAATTCTATTCACCTCAAGCGCTGTGCCATCGACTTGAATTTCTTCAAGGATGGGAAGATAATATGGGACAAGAGCATTCTAGCGCCGTTAGGTGCTTACTGGGAGACTTTAAACCCCAAAAATCGCTGGGGCGGCAATTTCAAATCTTTGGTTGACTGCCCTCATTTTGAGCGTAATGTTGGATAATAAGGAGCCTCAGAATGACGACCGCATCGGTAATGACTTACGACTCATTGGTCGAGAACATTCAGTCTTACCTTGACCGAACTGATGCCGATACGCTTGCCAAAATTCCTTTGTTCATTATGTTGGCAGAGCAAATCATTGCCAGCCAAATTAAATTCCTTGGCAACCTAACAGTACAAACCTCTGCGATGGTGATAGGTCAACCTATCATAGACAAGCCTGCTCGTTGGCACAAAACCGTTTCTTTCAATGTTACCGTAGCTGGCGAAAAACAGCCTGTATTGCTTCGCAAGTACGAATACCTGCGTGAGTACGCCCCAGATGCCACGGCAACTGGCGCACCTGTTTATTACGGCGACTACGATTACACCCATTGGCTAGTCGCCCCGTCTCCTGATGTTGCGTATGATTTTGAAGTTCTGTACTACGAGCGACTTCAACCGCTGGATTCCTCCAACCAAACGAATTGGTTCACCATCTACGCCCCACAGGCTTTGCTGTATGGGTCTTTGCTGCAAGCTATGCCCTACATTAAGAATGATGAGCGTATGCCTATGTGGCAACAAAACTATGACCAAATCATTCAGACACTAAAAGCTGAGGACTTGCAAAGAATTGGTGACCGCCAAGCAACTGTATTGGATACCTAATCATGTCGTCATTTAACTCCCCTTTCACAGGCAACGTCATTCAACCGACTGACGTCTCGTATCGCGAGATTTCAATAGCAAATACAACCCTTCAATTGGAATGGCCTATTAACGGGTCTACAACCAATGATGCCGCCGCTCGTATCATGGAGGTCACCACAACTGGGGTTTCTGAGTTGTGGATGCCTCCTGCAAATCAGGCTTCGGTAGGGCAAGACGCATTGATTCGCAATATAGGTGGTGAAGATTTTGACGTCATGGACTATGCGGGGATTAACACGATTGTGACCGTGTTGGTAGGTGAGGCGCAGTACATCTACATTACCGACAACGGTACTGAAGAAGGTGTTTGGGGCATCATTGCTTTTGGTATTGGCTCTTCTGGTCAAGATGCGGCAACACTTGCTGGATATGGTTTGCTAGCAATTGGTCAGACGCTCAATCAAAGCCAGCCAGTCACAACTTTTTCTTCTAGCTACACAGCGTTGGCAACAGACCGTTCTAGCACCTATGTGTGGACTGGTGGCGCAGGAACGCTGACCCTGTCATTGGCATCAACGCTTGCCGACAATTGGTTTATGTTTGTTCGCAACAGTGGAACTGGCGCTTTAACGGTAACTGGAACTAGCGGTAACTTGGTAAACGGTTCTACGTCAATTGCTTTACAACCCGCAGATTCTTGCATCATTGTTTGTAGCGGCTCACAGTTCTATACGGTTGGCTTGGGTCGGAATACACAATTTGCTTTTACTCAGTTAAGTAAAGCTGTAACTTCTGGTTCTTACACCTTGACGGCGTCTGAAGCCTCAAACGTGATTCAGAAGTACACAGGGACTTTGACAGGCAACGTCACAATTGTTGTCCCGTCAACGGTTCAGGTCTACTACATTATCAACGCAACATCAGGCGCTTACACCGTCACAATTACAACGGGTTCTGGCGGTACTGCGGTTTTAACAACAGGAACTCAAGTCACATTGGTTTGTGATTCAGTTAATTTGTTTAACGCCAATACAATTTTGGCGGGTTCTTCAAACATTAGTTTGAACAATGGCTCTGTTGGAGCGCCTTCATTGAACTTTTCATCAGAAACCACAACGGGCGTGTACCGTGCGGCTTCTGGTGAGTTTAATATTTCTATTCTTGGTGTTTTGCGTTCAACAGTTTCTGCTTCTGGTTTAGCTATTGTTGGTGCTGGAGCATTTACTGGTGCGGTATCTGGAACTACGGGAACCTTTACTAGTGGAATTTCTGGCGGTACATTCTAATGGTCAAAAAAGTCTTTACGATTGACACGTTACCCGGTGTTCAGCGCGATGGAACTATCTTTGACATGAATTTCTACACGGACGCTCGTTGGGTACGCTTTCAACGTGGTCGCCCAAGAAAAGTGGGTGGCTACCGCGCAATTGTCAGTAATGCAAACGGATACTCTCGCGGCATCTATGTAAACTCGGTTGATGGTATCAACTCAGTTTTTAACGGGTATAACAACGGTCTTGAGGTTGTCAACATCAATAACCTTGGCATAGGTTCTGGTGTTAATCAATTTACTTTTACAGGAAGAGCCTTAACTCTAAACACGCTTGTTGGTGGCTCTAGTTATGTAAACGCCACTTATACGGCTGTACCGCTAACTGGAGGTTCTGGTTCTGGTGCAAAAGCCACCATTGTTGTATCTGGTGGAGCCGTGACCTCTGTGACTCTTACAAGTTATGGTAATAATTACGTTATTGGCAATACATTAAGCGCATCAAACACCAATCTTGGTGGCGCGGGTTCTGGATTCTCAATTAAAGTTAACACAATCACAACTTTTACGGCAAGCGATTTAAACCTATGGCAATTTGATTCTACGTTTGACGCTCAGGGTTCTGGAAACCAATTGCTATTGGCGCACGCTGGTCGTAACTTAGAGCAAATTGACCAGACAACGGTGACCCCAGTTTTGGCTGGAAACATCAATGGCACTACTTTGTCTCCGCTTACAGACACTAATGGAACAACCCCAACAGGTGACACTATTGAAGTTGCTGGTGGTGTAGTGGTTTTGCACCCATACGTTTTTGTGTATGGAGACAATGGTTTAATCAAGAATTGTGTTGCTGGAGACCCATTTGATTGGAACGGGCCTGACTCCAATGAAACAAACGTATCCTCTACAAAAATTGTAAAAGGCTTGCCAGTTCGCGGTGGTTCAAACGCACCATCTGGTTTGTTTTGGTCGCTTGATTCATTGATTCGTGTTTCATATACACCTACTACGGTAACCATATCAGGCTCTCCAGAAACTTTTTACTGGCGCTATGACATTATCTCAAGTCAGTCGTCAATCATGTCTAGTCAATGCGTTATTGAGTATGACGGAATTTATTACTGGATTGGCGTTGACCGTTTCCTGCTATACAACGGCGTGGTCAAGGAAATCAAGAACACGTTTAATCAAAACTACTTTTTTGACAATTTAAACTACGCTCAACAACAAAAAGTCTTTGTTAATAAGGTTCCTCGTTTTGGCGAGATTTGGTGGTTTTTTCCTTCTGGTAATTCAGAAGAGTGCAACGATTGCATCATATACAACGTGCGGGAAGACTGCTGGTATGACGCAGGCGAGGCTTTAGGCGCTCGTCGCACTGCTGGGTTCTTTTCTCAAGTGTTCCATTACCCCATCAATGCTGGTGCAACATTGAGTGAGCAGGAGGTTATTTTCTCTGCATCAATCTCAACAACAAATGCAAATGCCGTCATCACAATTTCCCCAAACAATTTAGTTGCTGTAGGTCAGCAAGTTGTATCTACAAGCATACCTTCTGGGGCATTGGTGTCTTTGATTGCTCCAAATGCGGCATCACCAACGGCAACTGGCACTTCTGGGGCAAGCACTATTGTGGTAAATAGTGCAACAGGCATAGTTTTAAATCAATCCGTTGTAGGAACTGGCATTGGCGTGGGCGCTGTTGTGACCATTATTGCGGGAACGACCATTACTTTGTCTGTGGTCAACAGTGGGACTGTATCAGGAACCATGTCGTTCTCTGGTTTGAGTTTGACTTTGTCTGCAAACGCAACAGCAACGGTGATTGAGACTGCAAACTTTGAAACTGTGGCTGGTCAAATTATTTTGTGGCAACACGAAATTGGAACGGACGAAGTTATTGACGAATCCGCTGATGCAATAGAAAGTTATTTTCAAACAAGCGATTTAGGTTTTGTAGCGGGTGGCCCTGCACAAACT